ATAGTTGCAGAAGAAAATAAAAAGAAAAAACTAGAGATAGAATCTTTAGTTGGTGATTCTTTTGAGACACTTTTTATTGAGCAACTGAAACCCAAAAAGAAAAAAATTATTCAAAAGAAAATACAAGAACCTCAAATTGTTGAAGTAGTAGAAGTAAAAAAAGATACTTTAATAGAAAAATCATTAGGTTTATTATCTGAACCATCAGATACTAAACATAAGAATGATCCAATTACACCATTAGATCAAAAGTTTGCCACTTTTGATGATCTTCAGAAACATTACAGCACTTTCCTTTCTCGTATTCAGCAACAACTCTCTACATTAGGTGGAGGTGGTGAAACTCAAATAAGATACTTGGATGATGTTGTTGGTGTTGCAACCAATTCAAGTAATTATAATTCAAAATTTTTACAATGGGATTCTTCATCAAATACAGCAGAATTTGTTAATATCAATTCAGGAAATATTGTTGGTATTGTTACGGGATATTATGGAAGTTTTTATGATACCACAACACAAAATGCAGTAGGAGTTAATACATATCAACCAGTTACAATCAATACAACTGATATATCAAATCAAGTATCTATCGCAAATAGTTCTCATATTGTCGTTGCAAACTCTGGAATATATAATATTCAATTTTCTTTACAAATTGATAAATCACAAGGTTCTCTAGCACATGTTTATATTTGGTTGAAAAAAAATGGAGTAGATGTTCCAAATAGTGCAACAGAATTAGCAGTTCAAGGAACCAATTCCGAAGTTGTTGCTGCTTGGAACTTTGTAGTATCTGCTTCTGCAAATGATTATTATGAACTTATGTGGAGTTCTACTGACGATCATATTCAAATCAAAGCAAGGACCGCAAGTGGAGTTGTTCCTGCTATTCCATCAATCATTCTCACAGTAGTCTCTGTATAATACACAAGATAAATGCTCACAATCCTCACATCCTTCATAGCATTCGGTATGTTCCTTTTCATAATATCTCTGCTATGATACATAAGATAAAACCATAACTCTTTATGTACGACGCAACTTTTATCAGTGATATTCACCTAGGAACTCCAAGATGTAATACTGAAAAGTTTCTAAAATTTCTAAAAGAACTTAAGACTAAGAAATTAGTTTTAGTTGGTGATGTTATTGATATTCATTGTATGGAAAGATATAATACTCGTTGGACCAAAGAACATACTGAATGCGTTCATCAAATACTCAATCTCGCAAAGAAAGGAACCGAGATTGTTTATATTCTTGGTAATCACGAAGGTATGCTACGAAGGTATTGTGACTTTGAGCACAAGAACTTTAAGATGGTTGATGCGTATGTTCATAAGGACTCAAAGGGAAATAAGTTTCTTTGTATTCACGGAGATAAGTATTCGGAGTATTCTTCTGGGTCTTGGAAGCAACTGATGTTCAATAAAGGTTATGAATTGATTACACCATTAAGTTTATTTCTGGAAAGATTCTTTCGGTTTTCTTTGGTTTATGCTCTGAAGAATAGTGTGCGTGGAAAGAATTATATCAATCAATATGAGACCGATATTGCTTCTTATTGTGCCCAAAGAGATAAGAAATATTCTGGTGTAATCTGTGGGCACATACATTCTGGAAATATTCGTAACTTTGGTAAGGTGATGTATATGTGTTGTGGAGATTGGTGTGATAGCACCTCTGCGATTGTGGAGAAAAATGGTGTATATTGTTTGGAAAAGTATTGATTATTTCCTTTACAAAAACTCATAAATGACCTATAATAATCAAAAGACTTCAAAAAATGAAAAAGTATAATACCGAAGATTATTTTTCTGTAATTGATAGAAGAACTGGAAGAAAGATTGTAGATTGTGCCGAGTGGTCAGATGCAATGTTGATGTTTGACCTTGATGCACATAATCGCCAAATCACAAGTAATAAGTTTCTGATGGGTCAGGTGATTGATATTGAAATACCCAAAGCACTTCCTACGAATGAAATTGCTATCAATACCAAACCTTATCAGGACCATCAATATGAGTGGATGGTTGATAAAATCAATCAACTGCCTCAAATCAAACTTCCAGAAGGTCAACAAAAACCTGTAGTGGTATGATGCAAAATATCAATTGGTTTAATGTTTTCTTTGATTTGTATATCATTTATTGGGGATTCAATTATGGGAGAAATAAGGAAGAATGAATCATAAGACAACATTATCAGAACAGTTTAGTTATATTTGGATTTGTTTAAAAGAAACCATCTTAATAACTCTAAATAATCATAAGTCGCAGTAACTTATGGGACCTCTCCATTCGCCTAAAGAGTATCTGTTTAATCTTTGTACAGCAAGTTCTGGGGATGCTAAACGAATATGGAGAAAAGATATCAAAGAGAGTTGGAATCATAAGTGTGCCTATTGTGAGTCCGAAGATAATCTTACAATAGATCACATAGTTCCTCAATCAAAAGGTGGATTAGATACTACTACGAATGTAGTGTGCTCTTGTCATTCTTGTAATCAATCTAAGGGGCACGAGCACTGGAAACTATGGTATGTACAGCAAGATTTTTATAGTGAAGAACGATTTGATAAAATAGAAAATTGGATGAAACCTCCATTGCCAACTAATCTTTATTCTTATCGTCCAAGAAAAAATAATGCCTCATAAGGTTTTATAAATAACTCCAAGACAGTATATACTGTCTAATTTTGATAAATACCGATTGCGATAAATGTCAACTCCCATAAGGATTAAAAGATCTGCTGTGCCTGGCAAAAGGCCAACAGCAGGTCAACTCTTAAGTGCTGAATTAGCATACAATACTTATGATGGCGAACTGACTGCCAAGAGAGAGCGTCCTGGAATAGGTACGGATATTATCCGCATTGGTGCCGGAACAACAGTTACAAATATCATTTATGTCACAAAAGACGGAAACGACACAAACACAGGACTCAAACTTGGAGATGCCAAAAAAACAATCGGAGCAGCACTCACACAGGCAACAACAGGATCAGTTATTAAAGTTAGTGCCGGAACTTATATAGAAAATAATCCCCTAACCATTCCAGAACAAGTCTCAGTTGTCGGTGATAGTTTAAGAGAAGTATCGGTATCACCACAAAACCCAGATAAAGATTTGTTCTATGTAGAAAATGGGGTTTATGTTGCAGAGATGTCTTATACAGGAACGATGGATCCTGGTGGGGCAATATTTTCTTTTAATCCAGATCAAATAGGATATTTCGACCAATCACCTTATGTTCAGAACGGAACCAATTTTATTCCCGGAAGTATTGGAATGAGAATTGATGGTTCTAAGGCAATTGGACCAACTAAGAGTATGGTTCTTGACTCTTATACTCAATACAATCAAGGTGGTATTGGAATCTCAATTACGAATGAGGGATATGCACAGTTAGTTTCTCTCTTTACAATTTGTAGTGATATTGCAGTGTTCTGTGGAACAGGTGCTGCTTGTGATCTTACAAACTCTAACTCATCATTCGGCACTTACGGATTAGTTGCCGATGGTGTAGGTCCTCTTAAATATACCGGAATCATTACAGGTTCTCCATCATCAATAAATGATGATACTTTTACGGTAGATTTAAGTGTTCCGACTCTCAATATTACAAATGCACTTTATGATAATACAACTGGTCTTTTAACCGCATACACAAGTACCCCTCATCAATTCTCAGTTGGAATGGGAATCACTCTTGCCGGACTTGGATTTACTTGTCCTTATGAACCAGGAATTAGATACTATCCAAGTGGTCAAAATGGATATGTATTTGATACAAAGACTGTTGCACCTGGAAGATATTATGATGCTTATAATTTGATACAGGCAAACAAGCAGGAGATTCAGGATAAGTCTCTGGCAGCAATTGCAATCAATCATCCCGATTTTTATTTTCCTGGTGATTCGCAAACAAATTCTAGATCTAGGTATTATGATTCTTATCGCCTGATTCAAAATAATAGGAGTGTAATTGTTGGAACTGCCTGGACGAATACTTATAATGTTTATCCGGGCATTTCAACCACAATGGATAAGTGCAAAAGGGATATTGGATATTTTGTTGATGCAGTTTCCACAGATGTTTTCACTGGCGGCAATCATTATGTTAGGGAATTTGTAAGACAATATTTTAATGCAAATGGAAATCCTATTAGTAATGGATTGGTTGGTGAAGTAAATGAATCCATTTATGCTTTTAATCAGTCAAGAAATTTAATGAAACAGGCAATTACAAATTCTCTTGTAGGTGCTGCTTATTCTGATTTAACAATTTCGACAGGAACTTCTACTTATAATGGTGGAGGTACTACTTATGCAAATACTGATCCTTTGGCATGTTCTGATGTTCAATCTAATATTGATAATCTAGTCGGTATTGTTACGACAGTTATTGGTGCCGGAAGTTTGATAAGTATTTCTAGTTCTGATAATTACGGAACATTTACAACAGGTGGAAACAAGTGCTATAGAGATATTGGATACTTGGTCGATGCAGTTTCTCTAGATGTAAGAGACTATACGAATAAAAATACTCGTAATTTTATTAAAGGATACTTTAATATAAATGGTGATCCTTTAATAAATGGACTTGTAGGGGAAGTTGCAGAATCCATTTCAGCATTTAATGGAGTTAGAGATTATTCCAAAAAAGCAATTACGAACCAGTTGAATGCTCAGGACCTAACTATTGTCGGAGATCCTACAAATACTGATCCTGCATCTTGTGCAAATGTTCAGACATTTATTGATAATCTTATTGGTGCAGTTACTTCTAGTTCTGTTGGAGTTGCCACAAGTAAATTGAATCTAACGGCAGTTTCGATGGCAAGCACCGTATTTACTTGCAATATTGGTATTGCTACTCAAGCACATTATTATAATTCTGGCGGAACCGCAAAGATTAGTGTCATTCGTCCTTTTGATGGCCAGATAATTTATTTTGGTGATTTATATTATACAGTCTCTAAGATTATAGTTGGATCTGGAGGAACCGGATATACCTCTCAACCAACAGTTACGATTGCAGACCCTGATACAAGTTGGGGAGTCACGGCACAAGCAGTATCAAATATTTCTAATGGTTCAGTAACCAGTTTTGATCTTATCTCAAGTGGTAGGGGATATACGTCAGTTCCTAAGGTTACAATTAGTTCGCCTGATGTTGGGATAAATACAGCAACGGCAACGACAATTTTATTACAATCTTATTATCCAATTCTTAGTTCGTCTCCAATCTCTGCCGGAATCTGCACAGTTACTATCAGTGAAAACATTCCTTATGTAGTAAGCCCCGGAACAGAAGTTCCATTTTATAAGCAAAGTAGAGTTCTTGCATCTGGTCATTCATTTGAGTATATTGGTTCTGGAAATGAAATTGCAAAAGCACTACCGGCAACCGGTGGAGTTGCAATTCAAGATAATGAAGTTGATATTAGAAATGGTGGATTGGTTGTTTATACCAGCACTGATCAGTCTGGTAACTTTAGGATTGGTGAAGGTGTTGTGGTGAATCAACAATCGGGAACTATTTCTGGATCATTCTATTCTAAGAGTTTATTTTCAACCGTAACACCATTCATTCTAGCACTAGGAGGATAATTAAAAATGGCATTACCATTAAATGTATTCAAGACAGTTACAAAAGTAGCAACAACAAATCCAGTCGGTATTTATACGGCACCTGTTGGATATACTGGTGTTGTGCTTTTGGCACAAATTGCAAATGTTGATTCTAATACTCATACAATTTCATTTTCTCATCGAAGAACGACTGTCGGTATTGCAGTTACCACTGAAATCGTAAAACAATTTCCTGTTCAAGGAAATGATTCTGTTTCTTTAATTCAAGGAAAACTGACTTTAGAATCTGGTGATGTTCTTGTTTTATCTGCAAGTAACAGTTCTAATATTAAATTTATTGGAAGCATTCTAGAGACACTCAACTAAAATGGCAAAATATATTAGCGACCGCCAAAGAAATCTTAAGATTGGTATTACTTCTTATACTGAAAATTTAACAGTATTGGAAGTTACTGGTGGTGCTTATATTTCCAGTTATGTTGGAATAGGAACTACAAATCCAACACAATCTCTACACATTCAGGGTAGTGCAAGACTTACTGGTGCCCTTTATGATAGTACTAATGTAGCAGGAAATTCGGGTCAGGTACTTCAAACAACTGGTAGCGGTATTATATGGTCTAATGCTTCTGATGTTGGTATATTAACTTATGTCGATAGATCTGGTATAGCAACCTTTGCAACCAATGCCGGTATAGCAACCTTTGCTACTAGTGCCGGTATAGCAACTTATGCTGATAGAGCTGGTATAGCAACCTATGCTGATAGAGCTGGTATAGCAACCTTTGCAACTAGTGCCGGTATATCAACCTTTGCAACCAATGCTGGTATATCAACCTTTGCTACTATTGCCGGTATAGCAACCTTTGCAACCAATGCTGGTATATCAACCTTTGCTGATAGAGCTGGTATAGCAACCTTTGCAACCAATGCTGGTATAGCAACCTTTGCTACTAATGCCGGTATAGCAACCTTTGCAACCAATGCTGGTATATCAACCTTTGCTACTAATGCCGGTATAGCAACCTTTGCAACCAATGCTGGTATATCAACCTTTGCAACCAATGCTGGTATATCAACCTTTGCAACCAATGCTGGTATATCAACCTTTGCAACTATTGCCGGTATATCAACCTTTGCAACTATTGCCGGTATATCAACCTTTACATCAGAATGGATTTTAGGTGCTGTTGGAAGTTCAGATTACACCTTCACTGGACCTGGATTTACTGGTGCAGAATCTGATCCAGTATTATATTTGGTAAGGGGACAACAATATAAGTTTACGAATACAATGGGTGCTCATCCATTTAGGATTCAAAGCACTCCAAATGGTTCTGTTGGAACTCAATACGATGATGGTATTCCAAGCAATAATATCTCTAACGGAACACTAACTTGGAATGTTCAATTTGATGCACCGGGTATTCTGTATTATCAATGCACTGCTCACGGATCTATGGGTGGTAAGATTTATATTATTGATGCTGGTATAGGACCTGATGTAAGCGTTAATACTACTGGAATTATTACGGCATCAAGTTTTGTTGGTAACGCTTCGAGTGCTACCTTTGCAACCAATGCCGGTATAGCAACTTATGCTGATAGAGCTGGTATAGCAACCTTTGCTACTAATGCTGGTATAGCAACTTATGCTGATAGAGCTGGTATAGCAACCTTTGCTACTAATGCCGGTATATCAACCTTTGCAACCAATGCCGGAGTTTCTACATCGGTCATAGGCGGTATTGGTTCCATTACGGGACTTTATGTATCTGGAATTAGTACATTAGGAACAGTACTAATTTCTTCTGGTATTGTAACTGCCACCATAGGTATCGTAACTTATTATGGTGATGGTTCTAAACTAACTGGAATACAGACTTCTGGTGTGGTGTCAGTAATCAATCAAGATCCAAATACTCCTATAGTATATCCAACACTAGTAAATAGTGTTGGAGTATCAAGTCTTGGTATTTCTACAACTAAATTGTCGTTTATTCCTTCTAGCGGAAAACTTGGATTGGGGACAGTAACACCAAGAGAAAATCTTGATGTAATTGGAACTATTGGTATTCAATCTGCCGGTACTTCTAATCGTTTTTATCTTCAACATAATTCATCCGAAAATTCACTTGATTTTATATTTGTATGATTAATACCGTAGGAAGACTAAAATCTAATGGGGTAATGCAAGTTTATGATATAATTGATGAACTTTCTTATCCAGATAAAAATGTTGGAATCACCACAAATGGAATATTGTACGCATCCTTATTTGATGAAAACGTATCTTCCAACATGCAATCTAATACTCCATTAAGAATCACGGGTGATAGAAAAGTATTAGTATATAATTATTTTGATGAAAGAACATTATCTCTTAACAATGATATATTTGCTAGTTTGATATCCTTATCGTATTCTTTAAATGCAATTACTTCAGTTACTAATACTGATTTTAAAAACGTTCAAAGTACAATTCAATCATCTAATCCAGCATTTAATGTTTTTGCCGTAGCAACAAAAAATAATAATTCCGAAGAACTTCAAGGTAATAGTAGTTCAACTGGAAAATATAGTTTTACCGGTACTGGATTTGTATATAATAGTTCTAATTCTAATTTTCTTTCTACTGGAAATGAAATTATAGATATGAATACTGGAATAAATTATGGATTGCCTGAAATTGACGGAAAAAAGTGGATGGCAGCAGCAATATATGATGGAACAACAAATGGATTTCGTGGTATTTTATTGTGGGTATTTACAAATGATACGATTGATATTTTAAACAATATAGAAATTGATGGAAAAAAAGTAACTTCTACCAGAACTATTTTTTATCCAACATTAAATCCATTGGAATATATGAGTGTATATCAAGTTGTAATTGGTCGGGAAGGAAATATTATAGAATTTGATACGACCGGAAATGCCGGATGGGGATATAGTAATAATCAAAATCCTACTGTTACGGGATATCATCTTTCAACAAATTTTTCTTTTGATGATGGATTATGGGCCTTTATTCTTGGCGAAAAAACTGACGGTAATGATGGACCTACGTATAAAACAACAAATGGATATGGATTTGGTAATTATAATCAAACTGATTCAAGTTCTTCCTTGTATTGGGAAGGATCAAATGTTGCAACTTCTAATTATGTTGGGTTTATATTTACCGGTGATTCTCAAATTTAAATCAATAAATAGACTTATATAGGCATAAAGGATGGCACTTTTAAAAGCTAATACTGGCATAGGAATTACTAATCCAAGCGAGGCTCTGCACGTTATTGGTAATGGATTGTTTGTTGGTATAGTTAGTGCCACATCATTTATTGGAAATTTATCTGGAACTGCAACAAGTGCTATAAATCTTGTTGGGGGAGAACAAGGATCGGTTCCATACCAATCTTCAACTAATTTAACAACATTTTTATCTCCAGGATCTGCCGGTAATGTTTTAGTTACGAATGGTGTAGGTCAAAATCCCACCTGGTTGTCTCCAAGTGCATTATCTGGTGCCTTCAATGGTGTTACAATTAAAGATGAGGGTTCCATTATTGGGTCTCCAGATACTATTAGATCCATAAACTTTGTTGGTCCTAATGTTGTAGCAACCGCATCAGGCGTCGGTGCCACGATTACACTTTCTAATGATGCACAATATCTAACAGGAACTGCTCCCGGAAGTGTTATTTCACAGTCCTCTGGATTTAATGTTACTGGTAATGTTACTATTTCTGGAAATCTAAGTGTTGGTGGAACTTCCGTAATCTTAAATGCTGCCACACTTCAAATTAAAGATAAAGATATTGTTGCTGGCATTACGACTAATGCATTAGGGCAGGATGTTTCTACTGATTTTACGGCAAATCACGGTGGTATTGCAATTGCATCCACTGAAGGAAGTCCATTATTTGATATTAATGCTGGAGTTGGTACTGATAATATTCCAAGCACATATAAGCAAATTATGTGGTTGAAGTCTGGTTCTTTTACTGGACTGAATACTGATGCTTGGTTATTTAATTATGCTGTTGGTGTTGGTACTAATCAAATCCCAAATGGAGTCAGATTTGCTGCTGGTAATGTCCAATTCACACAAAATGATTTAGTATCTGTAAGAAATATTAATGCCTCTGGTGTTATAACTGCAACTCAATTTGTCGGTTCTCTTTCTGGTAATGTTACAAGTGCAGATTATGCCACAAGATCAGGTATAGCAACTTATGCAACTAATGCCGGTATTGCTACTAATGCAGGAATTTCTACGAATGTAATCGGTGGCATTGCTTCCGTAACTTCATTGTCAGTATCTGGCATTAGCACACTTGGAACAGTTAGGATTTCTTCTGGTATTGTAAGTGCAACTACTGGCATTGTTACTTATTATGGTGATGGTTCGGGTCTTACTAATATCAACATAGGATCCATTTCTGGTGCAATTGCCGGTATTACTATTCGTGATGAGGGGGTAATAGTAGGAACATCAAGTAGTGTTACGAGTGTAAACTTTGTTGGTGGTAATGTTGTTGCAACCGCATCGGGTGCTAATGCCACAATTACGATTGCTGATAATCTTGTAGGAACTGCATTAAGTATTTCTGGTATCTCTACATTCACCAACGGACCAGTATTGATTGGTTCTGGAACTTCAACCGGAACTTTATCACAACCACTACAAGTTACTGGTGGTGCTTATGTTTCTGGTAATCTTGGAGTTGGAACCACAAATCCAACCTCAAAATTTCACATTATTGGAAATGGATTAGTCAGTGGTGTTATAACCGCAACAACATTCTTTGGTAACTTAACTGGTTATGCTTCAACGGCAGGTATAGCAACTTATGCTGATAGAGCTGGTATATCAACCTTTGCAACTAATGCAGGTATAGCGACTTATGCCACTAATGCCGGTATAGCAACTTATGCTGATAGATCTGGTATATCAACCTTTGCAACCAATGCTGGTATAGCAACCTATGCGACCAATGCTGGTATTGCCACAAATGTTATAGGTGGTATTGGTTCTATTACACAACTTCAAGTCACCGGTATCTCAACTTTTACCAACGGACCCATTTTAGTTGGTTCTGCAACCTCCACAGGAACCTCAGCACAAAGACTTCAGGTTACTGGTGGTGGTTATGTTTCTGGTTCTGTCGGAATAGGAACCACAAATCCAACCTCAAAACTTCAGGTTCAGGGTGATGTATCTATTGCAAGTACGGTTGGAATTGGTACTGTAATTGATATTGTTCCTTATGATACTCTCAATTCTGGTACTTTATCTTTTGAGGGTTCTGCTGGTCAGTTATTCTCCATTACAAATAACCTGACTTCTGGAAGTATCTTCTCTGTGAATGATGTTTCTGGTATTCCAAGCATTGATGTTGATGCTAATGGAACCGTAAGTTTAGTTGCCTATGGTGGTAATGTTGCAATTGGTTCCACTGGTCTTACAGGAACCGCATCACAAAAACTTCAAGTAACTGGTGGTGGTTATGTAAGTGGTTCATTGGGTATTGGAACCACAAATCCATCACAATCCTTACACGTTCAGGGTAATGTAAGAGTTACCGGAGCACTTTATGATGGTACTAATCTAACAGGAAGTTCAGGGCAAATCTTATCATCAACTGGATCTGCTATTTCTTGGATCAATGCAAGTTCGGCAAATGTAGGATCCGCAAACTCCATAGCAATTGCTGTAGACTCTACAAATGCTTCAAGATACTTAACTTTTGTTAGTACCACTTCTGGTAATAATTTAGTTTATGTGAATAGTAGTCTACTTTTTAATCCTTCAACTGGCGATGCTTCTGTTAATGGTCTCACAATTGGTAAAGGAACTGGAAGTGTAAGTAGCAACACTGCACTTGGTTATCAGGCACTTTTAAGTAATACTACTGGAATCCAAAACACTGCTACTGGATTTAGAGCACTCTACTTAAACACCATTGGAAACAATAATACTGCTAATGGGTATGCAGCACTTTATTATAATACCACTGGGCAATACAACACTGCTACTGGATTCCAAGCACTACATGCCAACACCACTGCATCATTCAACACTGCTACTGGTTGGCAGGCACTCCGTTTTAACACCACTGGAGTTAGGAACACTGCTAATGGATATGCAGCACTTTATTATAATACCACTGGGCAATACAACACTGCTACTGGATTTTATGCACTATTCTCCAACACCACTGGACAAAATAATACTGCTACCGGAGTTCAAGCACTCTATATAAACACCACTGGAATCCATAATGTTGCTAATGGTCTATATGCTCTATATGCAAATACCACTGGCAACTACAACACTGCTAATGGTTCAAGTGCCCTTGAAGCCAACACCACTGGAACCAATAATACTGCTACTGGGTTTGGAGCACTCTACTCCAACACCACTGGAACCAACAACACTGCTACTGGATATGCAGCACTCTACTCCAACACCACTGGATTCTATAACACTGCTAATGGAGTAAGTGCACTTTATGCTAATACCACTGGAACCCAAAATACTGCTACTGGTTACCAAGCACTCCAAAACAACACCATTGGAGTCCAAAATACTGCTAATGGATATAGGGCACTCCGTGCCAACACCACTGGAATCAACAATACTGCTACTGGACAACAAGCACTCTTCTCCAACACCACTGGTGGCGGCAACACTGCTAATGGATACAGAGCACTCTTCTACAACACCACTGGCGCCAGCAACACTGCTACTGGAGTAAATGCACTCCGAGACAACACCACGTCCAGCGGCCACACTGCTACTGGAGTAAATGCACTCTATGCTAACACCACTGGAACCAGTAACACTGCTAATGGATATGCAGCACTTCGTTTCAACACCACTGGAACCAACAATACTGCTAACGGATATCAAGCACTCCGTGCCAACACCACTGGAATCTTTAACACTGCTACTGGATTCCAAGCACTCTATGCCAACACCACTGGAGTCAACAATACTGCTACTGGATCTAATGCACTCTTCTCCAACACTACTGGAACCCAAAACACTGCTAATGGATATAGAGCACTTCTTTCTAACACCACCGGTAACTTCAACAGTGCTTATGGACATCAAGCACTCACAAACAACACCACTGGAGTCAACAATACTGCTACTGGAACAGGTGCTCTTCAATCCAACACCATTGGAGGCAGTAACACTGCTAATGGAGTAAGTGCTCTTCAATCAAACACCACTGGAAGCTACAACACTGCTAATGGAGTAAATGCACTCTATAGCAACACCACTGGAACCAACAACACTGCTACTGGATTCCAAGCACTATACTCCAACACCACTGGAATCCAAAACACTGCTACTGGATTTGATTCTCTCAGAGCCAACACCACTGGATCCAATAATACTGCTAATGGATATAGAGCACTCTACTCCAACACCACTGGAACCAACAACACTGCTACTGGATTCCAATCCCTCGCCTCCAACACCACTGGAATCAACAATACTGCTACTGGATACAGGGCACTTTTTTCCAACACCACTGGAATCTACAACACTGCTAATGGATATGCAGCACTCAATGCCAACACCACTGGAATCAACAATACTGCTACTGGATATAATGCCCTCGTCTCCAACACCACTGGGTCCAACAACACTGCTAATGGATATCGAGCACTCACAAACAACACCACTGGAACCAACAACACTGCTACTGGATATCAAGCACTCTCCTCTAACACCACTGGATCCAACAACACTGCTAATGGATATAGAACACTCTTCTCCAACACCACTGGAACCAACAATACTGCTACTGGATATGCAGCACTCTATGGCAACACTATTGGAAGTGCCAACAATGCTAATGGATATAAAGCACTTCAAGCAAATACCACTGGAGCAAACAACACTGCTACTGGAACAGTGGCACTCTACTCCAATACCACTGGATCCAACAACACTGCTACTGGTTATTATGCACTCTTCTCTAATACCACTGGAACTGTAAACACTGCTAATGGCATCCAATCCCTCCAAAACAACACCACTGGAATCCAAAACACTGCTACTGGTGCAGTAGCACTCTTCTCCAACACCACTGGATCCAACAACACTGCTAATGGATATTATGCACTTGCCGGTAACACCACTGGATCCAACAACACTGCTACTGGGTGGAAAGCACTTACTGCCAACACCATTGGAATCCAAAACACTGCTAATGGAGTAAATGCACTTGCTGCCAACACCACTGGAACCCAAAACACTGCTAATGGATATAGAGCACTTCTTTCTAACACCACCGGTAACTTCAACAGTGCTTATGGACATCAAGCACTCACAAACAACACCACTGGAACCAACAATACTGCTACTGGAACAGGTGCTCTTCAATCCAACACCACTGGAATCCAAAACACTGCTAATGGAGTTCAAGCACTCCTCTCCAACACCACTGGAATCTATAATACTGCTAATGGTTATAGAGCACTCGTCTCCAACACCACTGGCGGCAACAACACTGCTACTGGAACTGCAGCACTATATTCCAACACCACTGGCGGCAACAACACTGCTAATGGATATAGAGCACTTCTTTCTAACACCACCGGTAACGTCAACAGTGCTTATGGACATCAAGCACTCACAAACAACACCACTGGAACCAACAATACTGCTACTGGATCAGGTGCTCTTCAATCCAACACCACTGGAATCTATAATACTGCTAATGGTTATAGAGCACTCGTCTCCAACACCACTGGCGGCAACAACACTGCTACTGGAACTGCAGCACTATATTCCAACACCACTGGAATCCAAAACACTGCTACTGGAGTAAGATCACTTGAATCCAACACCACTGGAAACTACAACACTGCTACTGGATTCCAAGCACTCTATGCCAACACCACTGGAACCAGCAACACTGCTACTGGATTAGAAGCACTCACCTCTAACACTACTGGGCAACAAAACACTGCTACTGGATATTTTGCACTTCGTTTCAATACCACTGGAATTAGAAACACTGCTATTGGATTAAGTGCTGGTTCAAGTATCACAACAGGAAGCAATAATACCTTCCTTGGTTATGATGCTCAACCTTCTTCTGCAACAGTATCTAATGAGATTACACTTGGTGATACTGATGTAACTACCTTAAGAGTTCCCGGTCTTGGTTTCTATGGTGTAAGAACCAATACAACAGTCGCAACCACTTCTATAACTACCATAGATAGTATTGTAGTTGCGACTTATCGTTCTGCAAGAATACAGATACAGATTACTCAAGGAAGTAACTATCAAGTCTCTGATGTTCTTCTCATTCACGATGGAACTACTGCTTCCATTATTGAATACGGAACACTCGCAACAGGTTCCACATTAGGCACTTATAGTGCTACAATAAATAGTGGAAATGCACTTCTTCAAGTTACTATGGGTAGTGCAACATCATCTGCGGTGAAAGTATTAAGTTACCGAACTGTAGTGTGATAAATAAGTAAACAAATCATTTCACAAAACAAAAATGGCAAAGTACTCTGAAAATTGCGACAAGACCTTATCAAAGGCAGTTCCTACCGTAACTACAAATGGTATTGTAAAGTCTTGGGAACTTGAAGTAGTATATTCTTATCCTGCTGCTGGTATCAACACGACTGATACTCAACTTCGTAGAAAGTATAACGAAACCGAACAGGTTGAGTATCTTGACAAGACTCCACAAGAGTTTACCAAGGCTGAGTTGTTCTCATTCCTCAATATCTCACAATACGATATGGTATTTGACTCTACTTATGAGTCGGTGGTTCTTCCTCCTACAGAAAATAGAGATACCTCATTCGACCTCAATACACTTTCTGATTGATTTTTAATCTAATATTATGACTAAAGAATATAAAGGTTTTGCGACCGTTGAGCAACAAGAAGAAGTAAAAGTAAGAAGAGTTCTTATCGGCACACCTGCTCTGGACGGTAAAGTTCAGGCTTGGTATGCCGATTCTCTTTCCAATTCAATCAAAGTATGTGCCGGAAATGGAATTGATTTGCAACCAGTCATTTTAATTGATGAGAGCATTCTGCCAATGGCACGAAATGAACTTCTAAACATTGCATATCAAGATAACTATGAGTCTATTGTTTTTATTGATGCAGATCAAGTATGGGATGCAAGAGCACTTTTAGATGTTATCAACTCCCAGCACGATGTAATTGGTCTTCCTGTGGTATCAAAGACTGATGAACCGGGAAACTTTAATGTAAAACTTAAAGGTATCGACCAAATTGAAAAAGACGAACAAGGAAACATTAAGGTTGATGCAGTAGGAACTGGATTTCTAAAACTTTCCAGAAAAGCACTCGAAGCACTGTGGAACTCAAATCCAACTACATTGTTTAGAGGAAAAGAACTTAAGTTAATTTGTGAGTATGCAACAAATTATAATGAGTTTGTTGGAGAGGATATTTACCTCTGCACTAAACTCAAAGAACTTGAGTTTGATATTTGGATCAATCCAAATGCAACCTGTGCTCATATTGGAAGTAAAGTATGGATGGGAAACTTTGCACACTTTCTTGAGTTTCTAACAACACAACAACCTGAAGAAATTCAAGAATGAAACAGTTTTATTTCTTGAGTGGTGTTCCTCGTAGTGGGAGCACCGTTTTTGCTACTTTGATTTCACAAAATCCAAATATACATACCACTCCAACAAGTCCGTTGTTAGATTTACTTCTAACAACCAAACCAACTTGGAAACAGGTATCTACATTTCAAACAAATACACACCCAGAACAATACTCAAATATTGAAAGAGGTATTATTTCTGGGTGCTATCAGCACATCAAAGAACCGATTGTATTAGAAAAGCATCGGTCTTGGGCAAAGTATGGTTCTTATATTCAATCTACATTTCAAACAACTCCAAAGATTATCTGCACCACCAGAAGAATCAGTGAAGTTTTAGCATCTTTTGTTTCTATCATCAATAAGTCAAAGAAGATTACTTATATTGATAGAGAACTGATGAATACAAATAAACCAGTCAATAATCAAACAAGATGTAGATTATTATGGGAGAATTATATCAGTGTTCCTTGGAAGAGTTTAAAGATTGGATATGAAACTCAAAGAGAACACCTGTGCTTTATTGATTATGAAGAGATTGTAAACTCACCAGAAGAAACACTGAAGAAGGTTTATGAGTTCTGTGAGTTAGAGTATTATTCTGGGCACTACTTTGAGAACTTAAGTAATCCATCACCAGAGAATGATGATGCTTATGGTATTCAAGGACTGCACGATGTAAGAAAGAAACTTGGCAGAACCAGTCCAAAACCAGAAGATGTACTTGGTGAGGAATTGGTTGAGTATTATGATTCTTTGAAACTAGAATTTTGGAAGAATAAATAGAAATAAGAAAAGATATTAGAAATAAATGCCTGCGAATCGTATTGGTTTTAGTACAGACTTTGTTCTAGTTGATAGTAGAATTGGTATTGGGACGGCAAATCCAACATATAAACTACAGGTTGTTGGTGATTTTGGTGCTACTACCAAGTCATTCTCCATTCCTCACCCAACAAAACCGGGACTGACTTTAAGACACGGTTCACTTGAAGGACCTGAAAATGGGGTTTATGTTCGTGGCAAAACAACAGAGTCTATTATACCTCTACCAGATTATTGGACTGGTCTGGTTGATGAGGAAAGTATTAGCGTGAACCTGACTCCAAAGAATGGTAAGTTGCACAGTGTTGTTGGGATATCAAGTAACATAGTAGAGATTGAGTGTGTTGGTGGTGAAATTGATTGTTACTTTATGATACTTGGAGAAAGAAAAGATGTTGCGAAACTAGTTGTGGAATACTGAGGGGATAAAATAAAATGTCTGCCATACACGGAGTAAACTATGGGGCACCCACACTAGATCTTAACTTTGCCAAGAACAAGAGTCTTATTGATACTGTAACTGGTAGAAATCTTATAACTTTTACTAGATCCCAAACAGCAAGAGAAGCAACTTATGTGGGTGCTGATGGTCTTATTAAGACTGCTGCTGCTAATGAACCAAGATTCGATCACAACCCGACAACGGGGGAAAGCCTTGGGTTGTTAGTGGAGGAGGCAAGGACGAACATCATCGTTAGTTCATCGGTCTTCAATACGGGCTCATGGACCGAAGACGGTGTTGTACTAACTGCCAATGCTGGTGTGGCCCCTGATGGCACAACAACGGCAACGTCTGTTTCACAAGGAACAGGAAGCAACCGTTGTTATCACTTTGATAACAATGGAGCTGGCTCCAAAACTTTGACTGTTTTTGCTAAATCAAATGCAGGAAGTTCCATTACACTTTCTGGTAATTTATCTTATGGCACAAATTCTATTGGATCTGCTGTTTTAAACACTGCTAATGGCGCTATTTCCACTGCCTTGGGATGCTCTTCTGTTGCATTTCCCAATGGATGGTATAGATTTATTATTCCTATTTTTGTAGGCGCTGGATCAGGCAATTCAAACTATTTAAGTATAACTGGACCCGCGTCATCAGTCTTTCTCTGGGGCGTACAAATTGAAGCAGGCTCCTTCCCCACCTCCTACATCCCCACCACTTCCGCCACCGTAACCCGCGCTGCTGATGTGGCGAGCATTACGGGGACTAACTTTTCAAGTTGGTATCGGCAGGATGAGGGGACTGTTTTTTGCCAAGGCATTAGCAATTCCGTGTCTAATAGTGCCTACTGGACCCTGCAAGGTACTTCGTCAAACGGAGCATCGGTTCTTGTTTATCCTGCAAATAACTTGACCTATCAAGTGGTAAATAGTTCATTCCAGGTTAACTCATCTTTTGCTTCATATCCTGCTGTCGCTAGCGTTAAAACAGCAGCGGCAATCAAGTTAAATAATTTTGCAGTTGTTGCCAATGGGGGAACAATAACGTCGGACACGTCTGGGACAGTTCCTGCTGCAACCAGTTTCGTGATCGGCAATTATCTAGGCGGTGGCACGTCTTATGACTATTCCGGCACCATCGCCCGCCTCACCTTCTACCCAACAAGACTTCAAGATTCTCAGTTACAACAACTCACTAAATAGAATCAAAAAGATATATGGCAATTGTATACGGTGCAAACTACGGAAGACCCACACTAGATCTTAACTTTGCCAAGAACAAGAGTCTTATTGACACCATAAGTGGTAGAAATCTTGTTACTTTTACTAGATCCCAAACAGCAAGAGAAGCAACTTATGTGGGTGCTGATGGTCTTATTAAGACTGCTGCTGCTAATGAACCAAGATTCGACCACAACCCAACAACGGGGGAAAGTCTTGGGTTGTTGGTGGAGGAGGCGAGGACGAACCTGATCAAAAGCTCCAACAATTTTATATTTAATGATTGGCATTTTACTCAATGCCAGATGACGCCAAATGCTGTGGCAGCACCGGATGGAACGCAAACCGCTGCGTTGATCCAACAAACCAATGGTACTTCTACTCGGCAATTTATCTGCACTTCTTACTCTGTACCAAGTACCGGATCATCTTGGACTGCTTCTGTATTTGTTAAAAAGTTTAACTACGACTATGTTATCTTTGGGGCAGGAGATGAGGATTCTGGTTCAAGAGGAAGCAGGTTTGGATACCTTCAAGCTCAACTGCTTTTTCAGTTTTCTACCAAAACGTTAACTGTTAACCCGTCTACCAATTGGGGCGGAGTCGTAACAGGCTCTGGATATGAAGAGCTTTCCAACGGTTGGTTCAGGCTTTGGGTGTCTAAAGCATCCTTTCCTAGAGCGAACTACTGGGGGATTTCTGTGCAGCAAACCCTTACCGGGAGTTTAGAGACCGGCGGGGATCTTAACCTTGTAACCGGCGACGGCAGTTCGGGGGTGTACTTCTGGGGAATGCAATGGGAATCTGGGGGGTTTAAGACATCTCACATTCCAACTCCGACCAGCGCCACCGTCACCCGCGCTGCTGATGTGGCAAGCATTACGGGGACTAACTTTTCGAGTTGGTATAACAACAGTGAAGGGACTTTTTTAGCTACTATTCCCGCTGTTTCATTAACATACAACCTTCGTTATCTTATTGATTGTGGCAGCTCTGCAACCAGTGGCGCTGGTGCATCGGGACATGTACTTTTCGGAAACCTAAACAATACTAATGTGGCTGGTGGCGTTACAGATGTGTCTAACGATTCAGTGGCTGGCCCGTCTGCCGCTTATACCGGCAACATTGTGCGAGTTAGCTACGCTTACAAAGTAAATAATTTTAATGCAGCCGTAAACGGTACACTTGGAACGCTAGACACAAGCGGAGCAATTCCAACACTGGGCGCTCAGCAATTAGTTATTGGTTCAAGATTTAATGGAACTTTTTACATTAACAGAACCATCGCCCGCCTCACCTACTACCCCGTCCGCTTACCCGACGCCACCCTCCAAACCCTCACAAAATAAAAATGTTAGAGTCTTTGCCTGATGATAAATACTAATATGCATATTGTAGAGTAGAGATGTCTCAGTTTAATAATATTAAAATTACTCCAAATGTAGGTGCTACTGGTGTAGGAACTAATCCAAAGATTGAGTTTACCGGTGCAGGTAATTCCACGATTACTCTACAAGTATCCAGTGCTTCTACTGGTGGTTTATTATTTTATGGTGCAAATGGTGAGATGCTATCCATTGTGGATGCACCAGAAACATTTCCTTCATTTTCGGTAAATGATCGTTTTAGTATTCCAATTATTGAAGCATATCCAAGTGGTAACGTATTTTTATCATCATATCCGGGATATCAAGTAGGTATTGGAACTACAGGATTCTCTCAGTCAAATTATAAGTTTGAGGTTTATGGTGGATTAAAGGTTGATGATATTAGTAGTGGATCCGGTAAGTTTAATGCAAATATTTCAAGAAGTATTGTTGCATCACCGACTGGTGTTCTAAATCCTATTCTTACATTACCATCAACAGCAAATAAAGACTATATTATACACTCAATTAGTGTGGCAAATAAGGCACGATATCAACCAGCAGGAGCAGGAGCAACTGTTGGTATTAATACTTTGGCAGGTGCCGTGACTAGAATTGTAACGGGTGGTGTTGGAACTGGATATACGGCAGGAGATGTATTTGTCAGTATGGGAACCACTGATTTATTAAATCGTATTTGTGGTCTTGTTGGAATTGCGACAACTTCTTTCGTTGGTGTAGGAACAACCGGAGATCCTGCCTATGCCGGTATCACAAGTGCGATTGGTATTGTAACGGCAGTCTCTGGTGGTGCAATTACTGGTGTTGCACTGACTTATAATGGATTTGGATATACTACACCACCCGTTGTAACATTCCAAAGTCCGGTTGCGGGAGGAACAACAGAAACTGGAACCGCAGTATTAACACTTGGAGAAGTCACTGCAGCATATCTTAATGTGCCGGGAGAAGGTTATACAATTCCACCAAATGTTTCAATTGCTTCAACCACTGGAATTGGCGTACAAATTACTAGTGATGTGGATAGTGATGGAAAAGTTATAAGGTTGAATTTACTCAATAGAGGTTATGGATATTCTAAATTAAATCAATTTGGAAACAGTGAGGAGAATGAGGTTTATATTTCACAACCGGGACTTGCAAAAACAGAAGTCGGTGTGGATATAATGTATCGTAGAGCACCAGTTGGAACGGCAAATACAATTGATGCTTATATTGCCTTTGATGTTCCTATTCCTGTTGGTGGTGTGCTTGAAGTTCTTAAGCAACCGGCAGTTATGAATCCAAATGATTCAATTCATATTCGTGGTGTAGATGTGTATGGATCTGGACTTTCTGATGCAATAGATGTTCATATTGCCTATGAAGAAGAGAATAGCACTGCATTTGTTGGGTTGAGTACCGCACTTGGTTCTACAATTGGTCTGGGAGTAAGTGTATCGGGTACACTTCTCAGTGCAACAACCAATCCAATTCTTCTACAGTCCCTAAGACTTACAAATACCGAATTTGTGGGAGATTATGATACTTCTGTAAAAATCGTCAGTGACCGCACAATTGCTTCACTTGCATCAACTGCGGCATCTAGTGCAACAACATTCTTTGTTGCCGGTGGCATTAACAGCACCGTAGTTACTACTAACAGTATTGTAAGTATTGGAACGTTTATAGATAAAGCACCAATTACTGGAATTGGATCTACTTCATTTACTATTTCAAGAACAAGTCCACTTTCAATTGCAGCAGGAACTGGCGTTACATTCTTTGTATTAGGTTATGATTCGGTTTATTTTGCAAGAAATCTAATGATTCCTGCATATGCATCCGTAGAACTTTTTGATATGCCGAAGAGATTAGAAAGATATTCTTCTCTTGTGATTGAAACTGATGTGGTTGGAATTGATCCAAATATTGCAAGTACGATTGACGTAGATTTATCTGGAAAAATTATCTATTAAAATAATGAGTATCTTTATAGCATTACCTTGTTATGGTGGTTTGGTTTGTGAAAAGACCACGATGAGTTTGTTTAATCTTGGTAAACTCTTTGTTAGAGAAGGAGTTCCTCACGGATTATTTACAGTTGCAAACTCTTCTTTGATTAGTCAAGGAAGAAGTAAGATTGCCAACTTCTTTCTAAATAACACAGATCACGAATATCTATTTTTTCTTGATAGTGATATTGGATTTGACCCTGCTTCAGTATTAAAACTTTTGAGTTCTGGTAAGGATATTACTGCTGCTCCATATCCGATGAAATCTATTCCTTTAAGGTATAACTATAAAACCGCAGTTCCAGAGGAACGTCAAGGAGATTTGATAAAGATAGAACATAATGGAATGGGGTTTGTAATGATTCATCGTAAAGTATTTTATGATATTGCTGCTGCTTATCCTGAACTAAAATATTATCCTTCACTTGATGATAGTAATGTAAAACCAAGTGAGGCAGAATATCATAACTCATATCATTACTTTTTGGAACATAAAAATGGACCTACCTTTATGCCAGAAGACATTAGTTTCTTTTGGAGAGCACGAAGTTTAGGTTATGAGTGTTGGTTAGATACAAGTATTCATTTATCTCATACAGGATCACATCTTTTTGAGGAGAAGTAATGGCAGACATTAGAACTAATATCTTTGGTATTGGTGAGGTTTACGAACTCCAAAAGGAAGGGCAGTGGGTAGAAAGAAATAGAGAGTCTTATAGAGAGTTTGGGTATTTTGCAGGAGGTAATGATGGTGTAGTGGGATCTAGTTATAGTGGTGTTAATCGAATTGATTTTTCAAATGATACCGCAACATCAAATTCAAGAGCAATACTTGCAATCGAAGGTCGTTATCTTTCTGGGGTAAATAATAAAAATTATGGTTATATGAGTGGGGAATCTAATCTGGGACTTTTCAATAAATTTAATTTTGCAAATGAAACTTCAACTAGTATTGGATATTTAGTACCTGGTACAAATATTGGATATACTGGTAATTTATCTAATCCTAATTTTGGTTATTTTTGTGGAGGAGATTACACTGTTCCTGGAGCAACAAGCACTGTAAGAAGAATTAATTTTTCAAATGATACTGCACTATTATCCAATAGAGGTAATCAAACACAAAATAGAAACTTATGTGCCGGAGCAGGAAATTCTAATTTTGGTTATTTAAATGGTTCAAGAAATAATCCACAGTCTTCTGTTGATCGTATTGATTATTCAAATGATAGTGTGCTGTGTCGTGTTCGTGGTCCAATGTCTTTTGGAACCGAACATAGGGGTAATAAAGCAGGAAATTCAAATTTTGGGTGGTTTACTAATAGTTATTCTGCAACATATGTCCAAAGAATATCTTATGCAAATGATTTAGTTTCTGCTAGTGTTCGTGGAAATACAAATTCAACATATAGTGCTAATGATATAGGAAATGGTAATTTTTCTATTTGTTATAGAAGTGGTTCAAGTCCACTCGAAAAAGTTGATTATTCTAATGATACAGTTTTAGCATCCACAAGAGGTAATTTGCATCCACAAAGATTCGGAGAAGCATCTATGTGTGCATCATCATTCGGTGGTTCTCCTGTTTCGTATCTTGGAGCACCTTGGACTGCTACTGCTCCTTTTGGTTATTTTGGTGGTGGGAGAAATACTCAACTTTCTATTGTAGATCGCATAGATTATACTAATGATACAACAACAGCATCAGTAAGAGGTCCATTAACTTTAGCAAGATATGGATTAGCAGCAACAGGAAATTCTAACTTTGGGTATTTTGGTGGAGGATTTAATAGTCCCCCTTTAGAATCTACAGTAGACCGCATAGATTATTCAAATGATTTATCATCTGCGTTATTAAAAGGTCCATTAACTATTGCAAGACATAGAATATCAGCAACTGGAAACTCCAACTTTGGATATTTTATTGGGGGAGGCACTGTAAATGGAAGTCAAAGATCAACTGTAGATCGTGTTAATTATGTAAACGACAGTGTTGTTACATCATCTAGAGGTCCATTAAGTGCAATAAAAACTGCTGGATCTGCAACTGGAAACTCTAACTTTGGATATTATACTGGAGGAGTTGGAGCACCTGGAAATATTGCATTAACTATAACCGATAGGATGGACTATTCAAATGATACCTCAACATCTTCTTCCAGAGGACCATTAAATGCAGCAAGAACTTATATGTCTGCATCTGGAGCTCAAAATTTTGGTTATGTGTTTGGTGGGAGAGATGGTGCTAATAATAAATTATCTTCGATAGAAAGAATAAATTATACAAATGATACTTCTACTGCAGCATTTAGAGGTAATCTTGCAACTGCTGACATGTTTAGAACTGGAGCAACAAGTAGTTCTAATTTTGGATATATTGGTGGTTATGGGGATCCAGGACAATTCTCTACAGTAAATCGTTTGGATTATACAAATGATACTCAAACTGCATCTGTTAGAGGTCCATTAAGTTCAGCAAGATATGAGACTGCAGCATCATCCTCACAAGCATACGGAGGTGCTCCAAATACCACGGTGGATCCACTTCCTTCTTATATTCGTGCGGCAACAAAATGGATTGATTCTAATACTTTAGACTTGCCATTTAAGAGAGTACTGGGGTCTTATGGGTATTTTTATGGAGGAATTACTTATTCTAATATTCATAGAATAGATTTTTCAAATGACACAACACTAGTAACTAGACCAATTCTAACTGCGAATCTTTCTACACAAGAATTTATGTGTGGATTTGGAAATAATAATTATGGATATGCTGCCGGTGGTGGAGCATTTTCCTATCCATCCACATCATTAATTCAAAGAATAGATTATAGTAATGATTCTTCATCATCTTCTATTCGTGGAAGCTTGAGTGTATCTAGAGGAGCAATATCAGGTTCTTTTTCAAATAATAACTATGGATATGTGGGGGGAGGATTCCAAACTGGTGTGGGTTTTAAAAGCACAGTTGATAGGTTAGATTTTTCAAATGATTTGAATACTGCTATAACCAAAGGAAGTTTATCTCTGGCAAGAAGTTCTATGTCTGGTATGGTTTTTGGAAATACATTTGGATATTTTGGTAGTGGTGGATCTGGTGCAACTGCTAGTGGATATTTTGAAGGTGATACAACAATTATTAATAGAGTTTCATTTAGTAATGATATAATTACCACACCATTAAGAGGAAAAATGACTGTCCAAAGGGGAAGATATGCAACATCATATAATAGTAACTATGGTTGGTTTGCTGGTGGTAGAGTTCCTGGTGCTCCAAATGGAGTTATAGTTACTTCAGTGGAAAGAATAGATTTTTCAAATGATTTGATAACAAATTCTACAAGAGGTTCATTAAATGAAGTTAAGAATTATTTTGCAGGAACAGGAAATGAAACATATGGTTGGTTTTCTATGGGAGAAGGAAGTTCCAAAATTGAAAGAATAAATTATTCTAACGATTTGGTTGCTGCAAGTATAAGGCAGACAAATGCTCCATATGTTTCACTGTCAATAGGAACAACCAACGCAAGATCCTCATAAATATCAAAAACTACATTATCACTCATTATGACTATATCAGGTGCAACTGAAACTGCATATCAATATCTTAATCAATATTACACATTCCCAGAGAACATTATAGTTTCTCATCTTCCACAAGAACTTAAAGATTCACAGAAACCAATCAAAATCTTGTGGGCCCATCATGCATACGATCAACAGGTATATCAAAACTTCTCTCACGAACAAGTTACTCATATCGTAGGACCCTCAAACTTTGCGAAACAAACTCTACAACAGTTTCACAAAGTCCCACAAGAAAAAATTACAGTCATTCCAAATGGTGTAGATTCACAATACACCTATTCTAATCAAAAGAAAAAGCAACTGATCTATACTTCAATTCCTTATAAGGCACTTCCAGTTCTTGCATCAGTCATTCCATTAGTTCATTCAATTCATCCTGATGCAAAGTTTAAGATCTTTTCATCAATGTCTCTTTATGGACCACAGAATGATCCATACTTTGAACTCTACGATCATCTTAAGACTCTACCAAATGTAGAATACTCAAGAGCAATTGATAGAGAACAACTGATAACTCATTATCAACAATCAGCATTTTTCATATCCCCTTGTATCTGGGAAGAAACATTTGGTGTCTCAATGTGTGAAGCAATGAGATGTGGTGCTTATCCTATTGTCACGGACATTGGAGCATTAGAAGAAGTTGCTGGACCAAATTTAGCAACTGTGGTTCCTATTGAAGGACAAAGAACTGTAAAAGGATTTGAGGTCACCGAGAACTTTGTAAAACAGTTTGCAGAGGCAACCTGTGTTGCATTAGATTACTTTGATAAAGATAGAAAGACTTATGATGAGGTCTCAAAGTCTTGTAGTGAGTGGGTTGTGAAGTCTTATGATTGGAAGACTATTGCAGGTATGTGGAAGGACCTTGTGAGGGTTCTGGAGAGACATACAGTCACTTCTGGTAAGGGATTTGCAAATAAGATTGTAGAAAGAAAAGGTGAGACTTATGTAGAAGATAAGGTTGTGGATGTGGTTCCTACTACCACAGGAAGTTATTTCAACTTCGCTAAATACAACAGATGAATAACATTTAGAGGATTTTGAGTTTTATGTCTATTTTACCTGAAAACAGTCTTGGTTTTATATCTGTAGAAGAAGCAGTTGGTGATAAGGCAAGTGAATACTTGGGAAAAGCATTTGAGAATGTTTACAAGTTTCACGAAATTGATAAGGAACTAGCACAAGGAAGAACAAATTTTCAGTTAGAAAAGTTTGCTCTGTTAGAGACTTATACACTTGAGAGTGCTTATGAAAGTGTTCTCAAGTCTCGTCGTCAAATGGCAGAAGGTCTTATGAGTAAGCTGCTTGAGATGCAGGAGAAAGTAAGAGAATTTGAATACAAGTGGAACGAAGAAGATAAGACCAAACCAATTAAATGGGAATGCACTGGTGGTGGTCCTGGTGGTGGTGGTAAGAAACTTTGTTGGTTTGATTTAGACCAGATGCAACTAGAGCATTTCTTAAGGTCTAGTGAGCTTGAAGTTCGTGACCGTCTTTATCAAATGGAGCACCTTGATAAGATGCTTGCAGAACTTACCGAGCGTAATGGTGGTAAACCAGTAAGTAGAGAGCAATTCCTTGCGAACGAAGAAAACTATTGGAAGGCAAGGTTCTCCGAGCAGATGTTAGATGAAGTTTTAGGTTCTCAAATCGGTTGTAGCATTGGTAACATTCACAGTGTTCGTAGGTCTACTGCTCCTGCATTGATAGATCAACGAAATCAATTCAACGAAGGTTTCCCATCACTTGGAGAAGCACTATCTTCTCCAGAAGGTCGTATGAAGTTTGTGAGTGAACTAGAGCAGAATGTGATTCGTGGTTATGAGGATGTAATGGGTGTTGATCTGGGTGCTGGTAATTACTTAAAACCAGAAGAACGCAGAAAACTTGTGGAACAGAAGATGGAAGCATTCCGTCAGTTTAATCTCAAAGGTTCCCCAGAAACTCAATCACAAATCAAAGGAATTGTAGAAGAATAAGATTTTGAGATGAGACAAAAAATTATAATCGTCGATAATTTTCTTGACGAACCTTTGACTTATAAAAACTCCAATCAATTAGGGCCAACGGAAGAGATCTCAAATAAGATCTCTCATATTCTTCAATTCAATACTTCGATCATTCCGGCAGCAATCAATATTCCCGAAACAGAAATCACGGCAAATTATAACTTTGATTATATTGGTATTTTGTATCTTGACTTTCCAACAGAATGTGTGAATAAGACTGGTGTTTCCTTTTGGATACACAAAGAAACACAAGATGAAGAACTTCCAAATCAAACTAAAATGAAATGGATGGGATTACAGAGTATGGAAGAGGTTGAGAAGTCTTATGATGTAAGTAAGAAAGAAAACTGGGAAAGTTATATGAATTACTTTGTAAAATATAATCGATTGATTTTATTTGATGCTCGATTGTTTCATTCTTATGGGAATGAGAGTGATTGTAGAAAGTTCTTGATAGAGATCCAGAAACTAAATAATCAATAATAGAGTTTTTGTGGATTATAATGCCTAATAATTCTGGAGTATTTTCATTAAGTAGTTACTATGATAAAGATTTAAGTGGAAATATTCCCGATAGAAGTAGGGAGGCATTTAGGGAGTATGGGTATTTTGGTGGTGGCGGAACACCTACAGTATCAACAGTAAATAGAGTTGATTACTCTAATGATACCACAACCACATCTGTTCGTGGTCCATTAAGTGGAGCAAGAAGATATTTTGCAGGAACTGGCAATTCTAATTTTGGATATTTTTCTAGTAGTAATTCATCTATAGATAGAATTAATTATTCCAATGATAATGCAATAACATCGGTGAGAGGTCCATTAAGTTTATATAGAAGTGATTTTGCGGCAACTGGGAATAATAATTTCGGATATTTTGGTGCTGGATACACACCATCAGTTCCAAATGTGAGATCAATAGTAGATAGAATTGATTACTCAAATGATAATACAACTGCATTAGTTCGTGGTTCATTAAGTAAATCAAGATATGGGTTATTAGCAACAGGAAATTCTAACTTTGGTTATTATACTGATGGATATCCTGATGGATCTGCATTATGTGATAGAATAAATTATTCAAACGATAGTGTTGTTGCATTAGTTAGAGGATCATTAATTCAATCTAAACAATATGGTGGTGCAACGGGAAATTCTAATTTTGGATATTTTGGGGGTGGACTAGGTGGAGGAACTTCTACTGAAAGATCTTCTATTTCACGGGTTACTTATTCAAATGATACAGTAACATCATCACCAAGAGGTCCATTAAGTTTATCAAGAAGAGCAGTAGCAGCAACTGGTAATTCTAATTTTGGTTATTTTGGTGGAGGAAATCCACAACCAGCAACACCAAGATATTCTACAATAGATCGTATAGATTACTCTAATGATACAGTAACAGCATCATTAAGAGGTCCATTAAGTGTTGGTGTTGGTGATTTAGCAGCAACCTCCTCCTCCTCATTCGGTGGTTCTCCAATCTCACAATACGGAGTGTTTGCAAAACCTTTTGGGTATTTTGGAGGTGGTAATCTTCCTGGAAATGCATCAACAATAGATCGTATAGATTATTCTAGTGATACTTCATCCGCATCAGTAAGAGGACGACTAACGCTAGCAAGATATGGTATGGGAGCAACGGGAAACTCTAACTTTGGTTATTTTGGTGGTGGTAATCCCACCACATCAATAATAGACCGCATAAATTATACTAACGATTTAGCAACAACACTGGTTAGAGGTGTATTGAGTTTATCAAAATCACAACATTCTGCAGTAGGAAATCTTAATTTTGGTTATTTTTGTGGAGGGTTTCCTGCTAATTTATCATCAGTAGATAGAATATCCTATTCAAATGATACATCTATAGGATTACCTAGAGGTCCATTAAGTTTAGCAAGATTTGGACTAGCAGCAACAGGAACTTCTAATTTTGGATATAATGCTGGTGGATGGGCACCTAATGCAGTATCAACAATAGATCGTATAAATTATTCAAATGATAATTCATCTGCATTAAATCGTAATTCTTTATTAAACAATGCATATTCATTAGCAGCAACAGGAAATTCTAATTTTGGATATTTTTCTACTGGATATGTTGGACCAGCAGAAACTTCAATAATATATCGTCTTGATTATTCTAATGATACCACTGCAGTTTCTACAAGAGGACCATTATCACAAGGAAGAAGAGATTTAACTGCAACAGGAAATTCTAACTTTGGTTATTTTGGCGGAGGAATTCCTCAAGCAGGAAGTCCATTATATTCAATAGTAGATCGTATAGATTATTCAAATGATACTGCAACAGCATCTGTAAGAGGACCATTGAGTTCCGCAAGAAGCTATGTAGCAGCAACCTCACCAACCTCATTCGGTGGCGCAACAGACTTCCAACCAACTTCAACATTCTTTGATATTCAGTCAATGAGAAGAATTGAAGATACTACAAATGCCAGTGTGAAGAAGAGAGCACTGGGGTCTTATGGGTATTTTGGTGGTGGGGCAGGTCCAACAAATTACTCAACAATAGACCGTATAGATTATTCAAATGACTTAGCAACAGCAAGTGCAAGAGGTCCATTAAGTGCTGCAAGATATAGATTAGCCGCAACAGGAAATTCTAATTTTGGTTATTTTGGTGGTGGTGTTGGTAGTGCTTTAATAACAAGAATTGATTATTCAAATGATATCTCTACTGCTACAAATAGAAACTCATTATCATCGGAAAAAGCAGCAACTGCAGCATCTGGAAATTCTAATTTTGGTTATTTTGGTGGAGGTGGAGGTATATCAAGAGTAGACCGCATAGATTACTCAAACGATACACCAATAGCATCGGTGCGAGGACCATTGAGTTCCGCAAGATCTTATTTTTCAGCAACAGGAAACTCTAATTTTGGATATTTTGGTGGTGGTTTTCCTGGACCAGTATCAACAGTAGATCGTATAAATTATTCCAATGATACTCAAACAGCAAATGTTAGAGGACCATTAAGTTTAGCAAGAGCATTAGTAGCAGCAACAGGAAATTCTAATTTTGGATACTTTGGCGGTGGAACACCAGATGGCACAACATTAGTAGACCGTATAGATTACTCTAATGATACTGCAACAGCATCTGTTCGTGGAGGAATTGGATCGAGAAGATACCATTCGGCAACAGGAAATTCTAATTTTGGTTATTTTGGTGGTGGTGGGGGACCAATAGCAACAGTGAACCGTATAGATTATGCTAATGATACAGCACAAGCAAGCACCAGAGGACCTTTAAGTTTAGCAAGAGGAGATTTAGCAGCAACAACCAACGCCAGAAATTCCTAATAAATACCAACATAACATAATGAACCCCAATGAGACGATCAATCATCATACTTGACGATTTCCACGAGAACCCAGAAGAAGTAAGAAACTACGCAATATCTGCAACTTACTCTAAAGAAGAATCCTCAACATATCCAGGTCTCAATTCCACAACTGGTTTTCAAGAGGATACATTAAAGTTAAAGATCGAAACACTTCTACAAAAACCAATCAAACCATCAAATCCTTTTGGATACTTTAGATACTCTTGGAATACGGCAGATCAAGAGAACGAAAAACTACAAAAGTATCACGTAGATAATGGTTGGGAATGGGGTGGAGTTTGTTATCTATCCACACCAGAACAACTCAAAGACAATCCAGATTCGGGAACACTCTTCGCAAGACACAAGGCACTCAAGATAGATTCAACACCTAGAACCAAAGAAGAAGCAGAAATCTTTGGTTATACTCATTATGATGAACTAAGACAATCAATCATTTATGGAGATGGATTGGATTTGAATAAATGGGAAACCTATGCTAGGATACCACCAAAGTTTAATCGTTTAGTTTTATTCAGGTCTTGGATGTATCATAGTCATCATATCAACTTCGGTGAAATGAACCCAGCACAAAGTCGTTTAGTTCAATTATTCTTTTTTAATCTATGAAATATGATATATCGTTCTTGGCAGGATTACCCAGAAGTGGTTCTACATTACTTCGTTCAATCCTCAATCAAAATCCTTCATTACACTCAGGACCAATTTCACCATCAGTAGAACTTCTATATTACACCGATAAGTACTTTCAGTCCAGTGAGATGTTACTGGCATCACCAAATCCACAAGGTTGCTATGATGTTCTATCGAATATGATGGATCAATTCTATCACAATATAATGGAGCGAGAAGGCAAATCAAAAATCATAGAATTCAACAGAGCAATTCCAAATAACATTGAACGCTTTAGAACTTACATTAAAGAAGATATAAAAATTGTATGTCCCGTAAGAAGTATTCCAGAAATCCTTACAAGTTTTATTAGTTTGATTCATAGGAATAGTGATAAGGTTTCTTTTGTAGACCAGTATTTGATTGATAATAAGATTAAAGTGAATGATGATACTCGTTGTGATTATTTGATGAGTGATTATGGAATCGTAGGGCAGGCATTGTTTGCAATGAGTCGTCCTTATTTGAGAGGTGAAGAGAACTTATTGAAGATTGTGGAGTATGATGATTTGGTTGAGAGAACTGATGAGGTAATGAGGGAAGTATATGACTTCTGGGAACTTGAAAAATATCAGCATACTTATGAGAACTTGGAGAATAAGTATCCAGAGAATGATGTCTTTCAGTATAACTTGGAGGGTATGCATACTGTTGGTAGAACCATTAAGAAGACTTGTAAGAAACCAGAAGAAGTTTTAAGTGCTGAAATTATAGAAAAATATTCTGGTATGGAATACTGGAGATCTGATTGTTCCAATAATTATTACCTGACAATCTAATAAATAATAAAAAGGTGTCTAGTATCTGATGGCGGACAATAAAACTATACAGAAAATATTTTCTTTGAGTGATTTTCGCAAGAAGCAGTTACTGGGCGAAGTTCCTGAGAGAACCAGAGAGACTTATAGGGAATATGGGTATTTTCTAGGAATTGGTGGACCATTAAATAGACTTGATTACTCAAACGATACAACAACTACAAATAGAAGAACATCAGTAAATCAATATTTTAGTGGTGGGGCAGGCAATTCTAATTTTGGATATATTATGGGAGGTAATAAATCTGGATTTAATTATATAACGGATATTAAACGTATTGATTATTCTAATGATACTAATATTTTATCTAGGGGGGGTTTAACAATTGGAAGATCCTATACAGGAGCAACAGGAAACTCTAACTTTGGATATATTGCGGGGGGAATTACTAGTGCTACACCTGCATATATTTCTACCACAGAAAGAATAAATTATTCCAATGATAATACCACAGCATCAATTAGAGGTCCTTTAACAATATCAAGAGGTATACTTGCAACAGGAAACTCCAACTTTGGTTATTTTGGTGGGAGCGGACAAGCCCCATCTGGAGGATCTACAGTAGACCGTATAGATTATTCTAATGATAGTGCAACAGCATTATCTAGAGGTAATATACAAAATTCTAGTTTTAGTTTTAGTGCGACTGGAAATAATAATTTTGGATATTTTTTAACAGGTTGGGGAACATCTTCATCACATCGTTTAAATTATGCTAATGATACTGCATTATTATCAATTAGAGGATCTTTAAGTTTTCCAAAATTTTGGTGGCCTGGTTCTACAGGAAATTCTAATTTTGGTTACTCTGTTGGGGGATCTACTACAAGTTCTCAAGGTCAAGCAGTTTCTACTGTTGATAGAATAGATTATAGCAATGATTTAGTAACCGCTTCTGTTCGTGGACCATTATCAAATGTTGATCTTACAATTGCAGCAACCTCCTCTGCATCTTTCGGTGGTGCTAAAAACTCTGCCTTCGCATCAAACCTCACATTCCCAACCGTCCCAAATGCTGGGTATTTTGGTGGTGGAACCGATGGAACGAATAGTCTTGCAACAATTGATAAGGTAGATTATGCGAATGATACAGCAACTGCAAGTGTTCGAAGTTCTTTGAGTAGCGCAAAGATTTATGTAAAAAGTGTTAGTAATAATAATTTTGGATATTATAATGGGGCAACTGCATATCCAGCAACTTCAAGCACTATCGATAGAATTGAATTTTCATCGGACACTCAAAATACAGTTGTTAGAGGACCATTAAGTATAGCAAGAAATAGAGGTGCTGCAACTGGTAATTCTAACTTTGGGTATTTTGGGGGTGGTTATGCTCCAGGAAATAGTTCTACAATAGATCGTATTGACTATTCAAATGATAGTGCAAATGCATCCAATAGATGTTTATTGACACTAGCAAGAAGAGATTTTTCAGCAACAGGAAATCAAAACTTTGGTTACTTTGGTGGTGGGTTTTCAAGTGTCGTAGTTCCTGTTGTTGATAGACTTGACTATTCAAATGATACATTAAATACTTTGAGTAGAGGGGGTATAAATGCAAGATATGATAATATAGCAGTTGGAAATCAAAACTTTGGTTACTTTGGTGGAGGAACTCCTGGAGTATCTTCAGTAGATCGTTTAGATTATTCAAATGATACACAAACATCATCGGTACGAGGTCCATTGAGTTCTGGTAGAGGATCCTCTGCTGTAACTGGGAATAATAATTTTGGATATATTGGTGGAGGATTTACCCCTTCTGGATCACCAATTTATTACTCAACAACAGACCGCATCAACTACTCAAACGATACTGCAATCGCATCGGTGAGAGGACCACTACCAGTTGCTAAATCTTCTGGTGCAGCAACCTCTCCATTAGGATACGGAGGTGCTCCAATTTACTTCACCAATCCACTTCCAGAGGTCTTCCAGAAGCAGATAGTATTTAATGATTCTAATACTTTAAGTTCCAATATGCCATTTAAGAGAGTATTAGGGTCTTATGGGTATTTTAATGCTTGTGGTTCTAATGGACCTGTAACCACAATTATAAATCGCATAGATTACTCTAATGATACATCAATAGCATCGACAAGAGGCCCTCTAAGTATTGCAAGAAGATGGACAGTTGGTCTATCAAATCAAAATTTTGGGTATATTTCTGGAGGACAAGGTAGTACAAATATGGACCGCATAGATTATTCAAATGATACTTCAAATGCAAGATTTTTAATAACCATTACTGGAGAACAAGGAGGAGGATTTTCAAATAATTTTTATGGATATGTTTTTGCAAATACTAGTTTATTTACTCGTCTAGATTTTTCAAATGATAGTGGATTAACTTTACAAAGAGGAAGAATGATAACCACTAGAAATACCAGTGGTTGTACTTCTACAGACTTTTTTGCTTATATTTCTGGAGATATTTCTAGAGTCGATAGAGTAAATTATTCTAACGATACTGCAACTGCTCTTGTAAGAGGAACACTTAATTTAGCTAGATATAATATATCTGCAACCGGAAACTCTAACTTTGGATATTTTGGTGGTGGATATAGTAATATATCTTCTGTAGAAAGAGTAGATTATTCAAATGATACTGCATTAGCATCATTGCGAGGTAATTTTAATTTTGGTAGAAATGCCAATGCTGCTACTGGTAATCAATCTTATGGTTGGTTTAGTTCAGGACAACAAGGAGGAAATTATCCGTCTAGAGTGGAAAGAATAGATTTTTCTAACGATTTATCTTTGGCTTCTATTAGAGGTCCATTAACAAATTCTAGTTTTTTTGGGACAGCAACCACCAACGCAAGATCCTCATAAATACTACGAACAACTCATATCATTATGAATTTATTATCAAACATCTTGATTGAACCACAAGTCCTCACACAAGAAGCACTACAAGAACTTCAAGAACACGCAAGAAACTCAAGCACAACTGATCTATCAGTCTTTGACCCAGACAAAACCAATGAAACAGGTGAGACTTCTTGGATTGTTGATAAAAATATAAGAGACACACAAATCATTGAGTTTGGTCCTTTGTTTCCAAAGATTGAAGATCTTTTTAAGAACCTTGTAAGAAACATTATTAATCCTTTTTATGGTATTGAAGTGTGGGATAGTGAAGTTCCACAATTTTTGAGGTATGGTGTAGGAGGTCATTATGCACCTCATATTGATGGTAGGTCTATATGGGTTGCTCCAAATGGTGATAAGATTTGGAGAAAATCAACAGACAGATCATTATCCATAGTACTTTTTTGTAATGATGGAAACGGTAAAGATTTTGATGGTGGAAACTTTATGTTCCCTGAACTTGGTATAGAAGTTCCACCAAAAGCAGGGACACTTGTGTGTTTTCCATCAGATCAAAACTATTTGCACGGCGTTCGGGAAGTTACTAAAATTCATAATGAAGTTGGAAGATTGGCAATTGTATCGTGGGCTAGAGTTAAAGGAGAAAGAACAAAAGAAGAAGAAGATCAAGAACTTTTAGAAACTTATGGAGTTAACTAAATAATACAAAGATCTTATAAGTTTAGAGAAATGCAATACTTAAAGCATTATTGGGTTCGTAATGGAGAATATCTAACTGAACCAGGTCAAAATGGTCCTCTACAAAGTCATTCAAATATTTCAGGATTGGATGTTCGTTATTGGTTGACTGATGATCGTGGAGTTGATTATTGCCTTTCAACGGTTCCAGATAATACTCTAATCACCGAAGTTGATCCTGGTCTTGAGATTCTTACCAGAGAAGAATGGGATGCAATCGTTGCAACCATTCCTGCACCAGAACCTCAACCACAACCACCCGGTAGTCCTGATTGGAATACATTTAAGCAATCTGCTGTTGCTTCTGTTCTACTCAATACCTTTGTTGGACAATTAATTAGTATTGCACCTGTTGCCGCAACGGCACTTCCTGCAACTCTACTTCTTATTGAATCTGGAAACTATCAAGATTTTGAGAATACTTGGACCGCAATTGAAAACGCAACCACAGTTCCAACCGAACTAATTGCCGAATTCACAACTCTTGCAGAGTCTTGTAATCTGCCAGAAGACTTTGTAAATATTTTTGCTACTTGACACCTGACTCAAAATCCCTTATAATATAAAGGTCTTCAGCATTCCTTGTATCTTTGGGAATGAAGACCCTTTCTGTGGTGAGAAAGGTAAGGTGGTATCATAGGAGGAGAGAAATCTCCTCTTTTTTCTTATATAAATTATTACAGATATTAAACAATTATGAACTTTACCATATATTCTAAGGATGATTGTCCTTTCTGCTATAAAGTTAAACAAGTTTTAGAGTTGACAGGAAATAACTTTGTGGTGTATAATCTTAATAAGGATTTCACCAGAGAAGAGTTCTATGCCGAGTTTGGAGAAGATTCCACATTTCCACAGGTTATTTGTGACGACAAGAGATTGGGCGGTTGCACTGACACCGTTAAGTTTCTGAAGGAACAGCAAATGGTATAATGTCAGACATAAATAATGATATAACACCGAACCGTGGTGTAGAACTTATACTTACTGGAGGAAAAAGAAAACAACCTAAACTTTTTCATCTTATATTTGAGAAGATGATTTCATTCTTCAAACGAGAAGTAACCATCTATCTTGAATTTTCGATAAAGTCAAGGAAAGTCGAGTAGTTTCCCAGGAGAAAAAAATGTTGGCAACTAGTTTAGTTATAGGTTCATTCTTAACCGTACTATTTTTTATAATGGGTCTCATGTTGGGTTGGGTCGGCAGAGAATATATGATGACTCATCAGGAAGGACCAAAGCAAATTGCCTATCATCCAGAGTTTTATAATAAGGATGGCGATCTTATTGACGAAGAAATCGTTTCCGTAAGATTTGAACCAGGATACTTTGATGGTATTGATGATGAAGATGATGATGAAGAAGAATAAACTCTAAATATCATTAAGATTATAATTACATATTAAACAATTATGACAGCGACAAAAACAAAAGCAAAAACAACTCCAGCGGTAAGTATTGATTTGCCAGCAAATCCTTTTACCTTTGAGGTTCTGAATTTAGTATCTAAGCAAAGAACCAATATTAAAAAAGTTGAAGTTCTACAAAAATATAATGACCCATCACTCAGGGCAATTTTTATCTGGAACTTTGATGAAAGTTTGACATCTGCTCTTCCAGTAGGTATTGTTCCTTATTCAAGTGTGGGAGAGCAAGGTTCATTTAGTGGAACCCTGAGTGAGAAGATTGATGATGCCGTAGGGAAAATGAGTGAACTTGGTTCCAATTCACTTGGATCACAAGATCAGGGTTTTTCATCAATTCGCAAAGAATATTCAAAGTTTTATAATTTTATTAAGGGTGGTAATGATAGTCTGAGTTCTCTTCGTAGAGAAACTATGTTTATTAATGTTCTACAAGGTCTTCATCCTTTAGAAGCAGAGATTCTGTGTTTGGTAAAAGATAAAAAACTTGAGACGAAATATAAAATTACAAAAGAACTTGTTTCTCAGGCATACCCAGAAATTGTATGGGGAGGTCGTTCGTGAGTAAAACTGTAGTAGTAGAGGAAGAAATTATGCAGTGGACTCCAGAAGAAAAAAAAGAAACTTCTTCTCGTTACGGTTGTGAAATTCTTTTTGAACGTACTAATCTTGCTCAAGTAAAAGATCCTTCTTTACCAAATGATGCTTATCTAATTCTTTATCGTGTGGATGGTGAGACTCATGTAGACTTATGTCGTGGAACTAGAGTTAAAATCTTTGATATGTACTATGATAAGTTTGGACCCGGATCGGTTCAAAAAATTGACTTTGGATACGGAAGAGTATCTCCTAGACTATGGGGATACAGGGCACCCGAAAAGAAAAGGCGAAAGTGATTTCCTAGAAAGGCGGAAAAAAATCCCCCAAAAAATTCACCCAAAAAGGGTTTTCAAGAGAGGATTGACAAGTCCTCTCTTTTTTTGTATAATGAATTCAAAATATCAATCTAAATGGATACTGAAAGATTAAAACTCATTATTCGGAATATGGAATTGCTTTTAGATTCTCTCAAGGCAGAGATATATTCTGATATACCACAATACAAGTATGATGACATTAAACCAGAGGAAATTGACTATGATGAGGTTTTTTAACTGATGTCCGTAAGAGCAAAAAAACTTGTAAAACTACTAGAAAGATTGATTAGGCAAGATCACTTATATTCTAATGAAGAACTTAAGAAAATGAAATCACAACTGCGAGTTGTCAAAGAAGAACTTGCAGAATTAGAAGCAAAAACATCAAAAGGATTTGGAAAATGAAACCAATTAAAGCAAAAGACCTTCTTGAACTTGACCGTTATATGAAAGTTGTGATGATTCGTCAGACACAACTTCCACAGACTCTTGTTTATCAGGCAGGTAAGAATGATTATAGTGAAGACCCTATTCACACTAAGTTTCCTCCTGCGGAAAAGGAATGTGGCAAATGGGTAATTGAGCAACTTCTGGCAAATGAGAGAGGGCACTGGGGACCTCTAGAGCATCCTGCCATTTCTTTGGATTGCGTTGGGTTTGTTCATAATGTAATGGTTCAGGCACGAACTCACCGTGTTGGAGTTTCTTTTGATGTTCAGTCTCAGCGTTATACCGGTCGTCGTGTATTGAAGGTTGCGACTGGTGACCTGAAACCCGAAGAGGTTTTCTATGTGCGTCCAGAAGGTCTCTATTTGGACCGTAAAGGGCACAAGTATGAATGGACGAAGGATGACTACGAAAGGCAACTAAAGTTCTGTCTGGCGGCATCTGAGAGGTATGCTGAGGGTTATAATACTCGTGGTATGGCAGAGGAACATCTTCGTGATTACCTTCCTCAGAATATCCGCCAGAACTTTGTGGTTTCGTTCTCTCTCCGTGCCGCACTTCACTTCCTTGACCTTCGTGCTAAACTTGATGCTCAGGTAGAAATTCAGGCATTATGTGAAGGTATGGTTCCAGTAATGAGAGAATGGGTTCCAGAAATCTTTAGTTATTATGAGGAAAAGCGTCTACACAAAGCACGACTTTCTCCCTAAATATTTTGTAAATTATTATACCTAATGCCTACTTACAGATTTGAGAATACAGAAACAGGTGAAATCTTTGAGAAATGGATGCTTATGGCAGACAAAGACCCATATCTCAAAGAAAATACTCATATCAAACCTCTTATACCAACACAAATGAATGTTGGTGAAGTGGGGGATTGGAGAAATAAACTAACCTCCAAACATCCTTCGTGGAATGATGTACTCGGACAAGCTCAGAAAATGCCCGGTTCAACTGTAAAAAAACTTTAAACACTTATGGCAAGAAGAAAAAGAGCAGAGCAACAAAATGATGTTGGTCTTACCACTCGTCAAGCAAAGCGTAAAAAACCGTTAAGCGGTGAATATCTAGTAGATATTGACCCACTCACTGATAATCAGAAAAAACTTTTTGATTCTTATGCGGAACAAAAACATTTAGTTGCCTATGGGTGTGCCGGTACTGGTAAAACTTTTATTACTCTTTATAATGCTCTTCGTGAGGTTTTGGATGAAAAAACACCTTACGAAAAAATCTATCTTGTCCGTTCTTTAGTTGCCACAAGAGAAATTGGATTTCTTCCTGGTTCTTATGATGATAAGTCGGATATTTACCAAATTCCTTATAAGAATATGGTAAAGTATATGTTCCAGATGCCTTCTGATGCTGAATTTGAGATGCTTTATGGCAATCTCAAGGCACAGGAAACCATTAAGTTCTGGAGTACTTCATTCCTCAGAGGAACCACGCTTGATAATTCTATTATTATTGTGGATGAGTTCCAGAACGCAAATTTCCACGAATTATGTTCTATTATTACTCGTGTGGGTGAAAACTCCAAGATTATGTTCTGTGGAGATGCTACTCAATCTGATTTAATAAAAACAAATGAAAAAAATGGTGTAATTGATTTTATGAAAATTTTGAGAACTATGCCGTCTATTGATATAATTGAGTTTGGTATTGATGATGTGATTCGTTCAGGATTGGTTAAGGAATTTTTAATCGCCCAACACGCACTCGGATTATAATAATATGTCTAACTCGTAGAGGTTTAGATTTATATAAATAATTATAACCT